CCCTTCAAGTTCAACACCAGCTTTTTAGGTAAAGAGGACCATGGCCTGACCGCCCGCTTGCTCAAAGAGCTGCCCGGCATCGTGATCTGGGCGCTCGACGGGCTTGGCCGTTTGAACCAGCGCGGCTACTTCCAACGCCCCACTTCAGCCGACGAGTTGGCCGCCGACTTGGTCGATCAGACCAGCCCGATCCGGGCCTTTGTGCAAGAAATGTGCATGGTTGGGGAGATCTACCAAGCCGACCGCGACCAGCTTTTCAAGGCTTGGAAGTCCTGGTGCGAGGCCCAAGGCCGGGACCACGCAGGCACCAAGGTGTCCTTCGGTCGCCAGCTTTCGGCTGCTTTCCCGGGCATCAAGCGCAGTCAGCCTCGCGGAAATGGCACAGGATCATCCGGTGCCAACGAGCCTTCTGGCACAAGATTGAACCTTTACACAGGCATTCGGATGCGCCATGACTGGGAGGCGGATGATGGCCCGTTTTGATTTCCGCCATTTGGCACACCTTCAAGTTGTGCCGGTGCAAGCTGGCACACCTTATTTCGAGCCTCAAAAACCCACGCAAACCTTTGATTTCATTGATGTTTTCCACTTTGGCACAACTATGCACAAGATAAAACGCCTATATTCACACATGCATGCACACGCACACACGCAATGCAAGTTACGGTTGAAATGTCGTTTTTTTCGATGCCAACCTGTGCCAACGCCAACCGTTGCATAATTCCCCACCCCCACCAAACCGGAGCCCGCATGAAAAACCAGCCCGCTGAATCCACCCCGGAAATCACAGCCGAAAAACTCACCGGAAATCCTGCCGACAAAATCGAACAATGGAGCATCGACAAACTTATCCCCTACGCACGCAACAGCCGCACCCACTCGGATGAGCAGGTCGGACAGATCGCCGCCTCGATCAAAGAGTGGGGCTGGACCACGCCCATCCTGGTCGATGAGAACGGTGGCATCATTGCCGGACACGGCCGCACGATGGCCGCACAGCGCCTCAAAATAACCACGGTCCCGGTCATGGTCGCCACCGGCTGGTCCGAGGCCAAGAAACGCGCCTACATCATTGCCGACAACCGTCTCGCGCTGAACGCAGGCTGGGACAACGAGATGCTGGCCACTGAGTTCAAAGACCTTATGGAGTTCGGCTTCGACGTCAGCCTCACGGGCTTCTCGGAGGAGGAGATCGACGCCCTGATGCCACTTGAGCTTGAAGAAGGCCTCACAGACCCCGACGACGCGCCCGAGGCCCCGGCCAACCCGGTCACCGTCCAAGGCGACGTTTGGGTCATGGGCAAGCACCGCCTCCTGTGTGGCGACAGCACCAGCATGGACGACTTGGCCAAGCTCTGCGAGAACCAGCTCGTCGACATGTGGCTGACCGATCCACCCTACAACGTGGCCTACGAGGGCGGCACCAAAGAGAAGCTGACCATCAAAAACGACGAGATGGGCGACGATCAGTTCCGCCAGTTCCTGCGCGACGCCTACACCGCAGCCGACTCGGTCATGAAACCCGGCGCGGTTTTCTACATCTGGCACGCCGACTCCGAGGGCTACAACTTCCGGGGTGCTGCCAAGGATGCAGGCTGGACCGTGCGCCAATGCCTGATCTGGAAGAAGTCCTCCCTCGTCATGGGCCGCCAGGACTACCACTGGAAGCACGAGCCTTGCCTCTACGGCTGGAAAGACGGCGCTGGCCACCTCTGGGCTGCCGACCGCAAGCAGACCACCATCCTCGAGTTCGACAAGCCCACCCGCAACGGCGAGCACCCGACCATGAAACCCGTGGCCCTGTTCGAGTACCAGCTGCTCAACAACACCAAGGGCGGCGATCAAGTCCTCGACAGCTTTGGCGGGTCCGGTACCACCCTGATTGCAGCCGAGAAAAACGGCCGAGTTGCACGTTTGATGGAGTTGGACCCAAAATACTGCGACGTGATCGTGACCCGGTGGCAACAATTCACCGGCAAGCACGCTCACCTGGAGGCCGATGGGCGATCCTTCACCGAGGTGATGGGCGAGCGCAGCCCCAACAGCCTGATCGGGAGCGAGATCGGCAAGGCCGACAAACCCAAGGCCGACAAGACCAAACCGGCCAAAAAGCCGGATTGATGACCAAAAACCACCGAATCACTGTCAAAAAGGAGAGATTCATGCCAAAAAGTGACGAAAAACCGGTTGTAAAAAAGCAACGCGGAAAAAACGGGGGCGCAAGGCCCGGAACAGGCGGGGCAATGCCGGGGGCTGGACGACCTGCTTTCGAGGCCTCTGAGACCGAACGAAAGCAGGTGGAAGCCCTTTCTGGGTACGGTCTACCCCTTGAGCAGATCGCCGTGCTGGTGCGCAAAGGCATCAGCGTCGAGACCCTGACCAAGCACTTCGCCGACGAGCTGATCAGCGGCAAAGCCAAGGCCAATAGCCAGGTCGGCCGCACCCTGTTCCAGAAGGCGACGAGCGGCGACACGACGGCCATGATCTGGTGGTCCAAGACCCAGATGAAGTGGTCCGAGACCCAGAAGGTCGAGCACAGCGGCGTGGACGGCGCGCCGATCGCCGTGGCCACCATGGACCTCAAAGGCCTCAACGACACCGAGCTGGCGCAGATGCAGGCGCTGCTGACCAAAGCAAAAGGAGCTACCGAATGAACCACCCCACCGTTGTGAAACCCGCCCTTCCCGAATCCCCGCTGCCCGCGCTGCTCGACCACGACGGCCGATTCCAGGCCCTCTACCCCGAGGACCTGGTTGTCGCCCACGGCGAGGTCATGGCCTCCTACGAGCGCGCCCGGATCCTGGCGCTCCTGGACGCCTTCGGCGATCAGTGCCAGGCCCAGGGCATGGCCTTGTCCGAAACCGGCCACGCCAACTCGGTCGTGGTCAACGCGCAGCTTGACGCCGTGCGGCTGCTGCAGGAAGCGATCAACGCCGGATGAGCGCGACGGTTCAGCACCCGCGCGACCAGGAGATGGAGCGTTGGCACATCGTCCCGATCAACGATTGGCGCGAGCATGAGCCATCGTGCACGTGCTGGTGCCACCCTCAGCCCGACGAGGTCGACGAGCGTGTTTGGCTGCACAACGCCATGGACCAACGCGACAAGCTCGAACGCGGGGAGATTCGCTGGCAATGAACGCCCCCGTCTCCCCCGCCGTCATGCTGGACCTGATCGCCAAGGAGCAGGCCCGGCGCAAGGCCAGCGCCAGCCTGTACGAGTTCGTGCAGCAGGCCTGGCACGTGATGGAGCCCGGTGTGCCGTTTGTGCCGAGCTGGCACATCGAGACCATCTGCGAGCACCTGGAGGCGGTCAGCTCCGGCGAAATCACGCGGCTGCTGATCAACATCCCTCCGCGCCACTCCAAGTCCACCATCGTCTCGGTGGCCTGGTGCGCCTGGGAGTGGCTGACATCGCCCGAGCAGAAGTTCCTCGCCGCGTCCTACTCGGGCACGCTGTCCATCCGGGACAACCTCAAGGCCCGGCGTCTGATCCAGTCGCCCTGGTACCAAGAGCGCTGGGGGCACATGTTCCAGCTCTCGGGCGACCAAAACGCCAAGCAGCGTTTCGAGAACAACAAGACCGGCTACCGCCTGGCCACCTCGGTCGGCGGTACCGCCACCGGTGAGGGCGGCTCGCGCCTGATCCTCGACGACCCGCACGGCGCCCAAGACGCGCAGTCCGANACCATGCGCGAGACCGCGCTCGAGTGGTTCGACATGGTCTGGTCCACGCGACTGAACAACCCNAAGACCGACGCGATGGTGACGGTCATGCAGCGCCTGCACGAGAAGGACATCAGTGGGCACATCCTGAACGACATCGGCGGTTGGGAGCACATCTGCATCCCGGCCGAGTGGGACGGTAAGAAGCGCCGCACCGTGCTTGGCCCCTACGACCCGCGCACCGTCAAGGGCGAGCTGATCTGCCCTGATCGCTTTGGAGCCGAGGAGATCACCAAGCTCAAGCAGCTGCTGGGCACCTACGGCACGTCCGGGCAGCTCCAGCAAGACCCGTCGCCTGCCGATGGCGGCATCTTGAAGACCGACTGCTTCAACTTCTGGCCTGTGGCCCAGCGCCTGCCGCCCTTTGAGTACATCCTGCAAAGCTACGACTGCGCCTTCACCGAGCGGACCACGGGCGACCCAACGGCCTGCACCGTCTGGGGCTTGTTCACNCACCGAGGCCAGCGCAACGCGATGCTGCTCGACGCCTGGGATGAGCACCTCGGCTACCCTGAACTGCGCACCAAGGTAATCCGAGACTGGACCAGCGAGTACGGCGCGGACAAGTCGGCCAAGGCTGGCATGCCCACCAAGGGGCGGCGGCCCGACCGGCTGCTGGTCGAGGCCAAGGCCAGCGGCCAATCNCTGCTGCAGGACTTGCGTCTGGCCAAGGTCCCGGCCGTTGGCTACAATCCCGGTCAAGCGGATAAGGTGTCGAGGGCGCACCAGACCGCGCCGACGTTGGAGCTTGGANTGCTGTGGATNCCGGAGTCNNCNAAGAACCCCGGCCAGCCTGTGAGCTGGGCCCAGCCGTTCCTGAACCANGTGGCNAAGTTCCCCGTNGCGGANCATGACGACTACGTGGACACTTTCACGCAAGCGGTCATCTTCCTGAAAAATGAACGGTGGTTCGATTTGCCAGAGGCACGCGACGTTGATGACAAGCCGCCTCGCCAACGTGAAGGAAGGGTAAACCCGTATGCCGTCTAAGTCGCAACCTAAGCCCATCTGGGACAAAAAGCGCCCCAGCTCTCTGGGCGCACCGAAGGCGCTGTCCTCCAGCGCCAAGACCAGCGCCAAGCGTGCGGCCGAGAAAGCCGGACGCCCGTACCCCAACCTGGTGGACAACATGCGGGCGGCAAGGAAGTCGAAATGACCAAGCCGCTCAAGAAGTCCGAGATGGCGTGCAATCAACCCAAGCGCACGCCGGACCACCCCAAGAAATCCCATGTGGTCAAGGCCTGCTACGACGGTACCGAGAAGGTGATCCGCTTCGGCGAGCAGGGGGCCAAGACGGCGGGCAAGCCCAAGGCTGGCGAGTCCGCAGCGACTACCGCCAAGCGCGACAGCTTCAAAGCGCGCCACGCCAAGAACATCGCCAAGGGGCCGTCGAGCGCGGCCTACTGGGCCAACAAAACTAAGTGGTGAAATCATGCCCAATACCCCATCCCTTCTTTCCGTCTCGCCTTACTCCCGCGCAATTGCTCGCGAGATGTATCCGGGGCAAATGGGCCAAGATGATCAACAAGACGCCGCGCGCCACATGCTGGCCGCTGGCACCATGGCTCGCAAGTACGGCCCGACGGTTGCTGACCTGGCTGGCAAGGCGCACGAGGGTACTCGACGTCTCGCTGCGCGCTTTGATGACGCTGATCGGTCGGGGCCAGATGCCGCCCGATTACGAGCAGGACATGCACACAACGCGCTGGGCATTGAGCTGGCGCGGCGTGCGAAGTCGCAGCGTGAGCTTGAGGACTTGAT